TCTCAAAGAAAATGTTCCCCCACACCCCTTAATTACAACTCAGGCCCTATAGAGAGAATGATCACCACCCAAAGTTCCATGTGCCACTAGCATCTGGTTCAGGCACGTCTTCATTGACTTGCTCCTCTGGTCCATCAACTTCAAAGAGCTCATCAATAGTGTAGTCAACCTCTCCTCTAACTTCCTGAATATCTTGTTCATAGCTTATTCTACTGATGTCACATTTTCCCATAAGAGATCTAATGACGTCAGAAACCTCAGAAACAAAAGGCTCTGGCATTTTTTTGTCTAAAAACATCTTTAGTGTGTTGTCCACTCTCAATCTTTCATAGCTTGACTCATCAACAACGACATCAAGCCAATCTCCCCACTCATCTGCTCTTCTGTCCATGCTCAGTGATATCTCTTTTATGCTCCTCATGTTGGGCACATCTAGGAAAAGATTACCAATGGTGGTCAAGAGGTTCTGTTGTGATATCTTAAGGTTCAACCTTTTGTCCTGAAGCATCTCCGAAGTTGCAAGCATGAGTACAGACACAGTGAACTGCAGTCTCCCTTCTCTTGTGTTGAACTCAAGTTTTACCCTGTCTTTCAACAAGAAACTCCGGCTTCTCACAATTGATAGTAGGGATTCAGGGGAAAAGTACACGCCTTCAGTGATCACTTGATCGTGATAGAACCTGATTACTAATAGCATCACCAGGCAGTCAAGCTCCTCATCCTTTAGATTGGCTTCATTTAACATTCTCCTGATCCGTTTGAAAACCTGGAAATACTTTATGAACACTCCTATGGTGCTTATGAATGGGATCATAAACTGTGGAATGGTTTCAGATGAGATACAACCTACCAATGTTCTGAAGTTCCACACTGCTGATAGCCTGGGTGAATCCAACTCCTGGCTAAACTGCCACAGGGCATCTGTCCTTGTTGCTTGCTTTTCTAGACCGACCTCAATGGTAGACAACCCATTTTCTTCCAATGCAACCTGGACCTCTGGCCAGCTGCTTGGCGGAACACCAGCAGCTCTAAACTCCTTAGACAGAGATTCACATAGCTCTTTGTCTGTAATGTTACTGTCTATCAGTTTCCCTTTTAGCTGTCTAGAGGTCACTGTCTTCCTTGAGCTGCTTATGCCTGTGAACACTTGGCAGGACTCCTTGACATGACCTCCACTAAGATACCTGCTAAGAAGGGTGTCCTTGGAGTTTAGCTCAAGTATTGCTGCTCTTGGAGCATGGTGCATGAAGACATGGAGTAGTGCAATTGAGTTCAGTACAACATCATCCTTGAGTCTTATCCTGGTTAGTGTCACTCTGGTCTCAGAGAAGGTTGCATTGGAGGGATTTGCGGACTTGCCCACCACCTGCTCCAGGATCTTTCTAACTTTAAGGATGTTCTCATGATAGGTCGTCTGTGTTTCCAATTCATCATAGACTATACTTATGTGCCCTTTGCTCCAGATAAGTCTAGGCTCACTGTCCATACTGTAAGCAATCTGCTTCTTGACAGTCAGAATGTTTTGTTTGATCTTAACCACCTTTGAGTTGGGCCTAACTTCATGGATGCTGAGCATTCTGATGTCACCTCTTTCAAGAGCAACTGAAACAATCTTTCCATCCTTTCCTCTATGGGTAATCTCTCTGTCGCCAGGAAGCATGTCTGTAAAGAATTCGTGTTGTTCTTTTGAGACAAGATCTGTCCTCCTTCTACTAAGCCATGACAGCACGTTCTTTTCTACCTCATACAGCAGGCCTTTGCTTTCTGCTGAGAGGTGGATGTGCAACTTGCCTCTGATGAATATGCCAGTTGCCTCTCCACTAGGACTGTTGTATATGAACCTTCCTGTCTTATGTCCTTCTCCCCATGTCTTAAACTGTGCAGTAGTGCCCAGGTACGGCTTCTTTTTGAGAAGCTCTCTTGGTGAGACTATGTAGTCAATCAAATCGCTAATACTTTTCCTTTCCTGCTCATTTCTGATGCTGGGGAGCTCACTGGCAAGAACATTCAAGAGCACCTTTTCGTTGAATTCTTCCAATACAGAACGTTCTTGCACATTCATTGGGCATTCATCCACAGCAAGGTCCAGATTTGGCTTCCAGTTAAGAAAGCTAACCAACATGCTTGTTTTCTCAGAATCACTTAGGACCAAGTTGTTGATGGCAGAAATGCAGTGCAGGATTTTCCAGTACCTTACACTGAAGGAGCTAGTGTCTATACCAGGTTCAGGAAGCTTTAGGTATCTTCCCTCCTTGATGCCATAAGAGACCAACTCTGAGACAGTAGGTTCATTGGTGGAATGTGAACCCTTGAGCATGTAGAACACTGTCAGAGTTGGTTTTGCCTTCTGAATCATTCGGCACAACATCGTCAAGTTGTTGGAATACTTCCCAACTTTGGCCAAGTCAGGGATGCAGTCTAGATCTTGCTGTGTTAGCTTTGACTCTGTGCAGATGCTGGTGACAAGTTCTATTATTGATGGATAAAACTGAGTCAACTTGAACTTGTCCTTAAGGAGGTTAGACAGGTCGATCCTTGTGGGTCTGACTTCGGAAATACAGGCCTCATCTAACAAGTAGCCAATCACAACCGCAGGTGTATTGCTAAGGCTGATCGACTCAGTTGCACTAAAGAGCTTTGATTTGACAATCACAGCTTTGTTAGCCTCCAATTCAGCTTCTGGAGGCTGAGACTCAACAATCCTTAGCTTTTGTCTGTTACAGTCTGAGAATTGGATGCTTATTCCAGCAAATTCCTTGTGGAATATGTCTAGGTCACTCAGTATCAAACTTAGTTCCCTGGGCTGTCCAGACTTAAGAAGGATCTCAAACCCTCTTAGGCTGTCACTGAATAGAGAGCAGTCAATAGTCTCCCTTGTAGTATTACAGGTTAGCTTGCAGTTGAGGAATGTGTCTAGCCAAACTGGATACTTAGTAACCACTTTGCCGTTGAGAAGTTTCCCAGTGCTGTCCCTGTAGTTGGAGCTGTGCTTGGTGTTCCATCTGTCTTCTAGCTCAAAGAATACATTGTCCTTAAAAAAATAGGAAGTCATAAATATCGTGTATAAAGGAACAGAAAGTTCCTTTATGCCTCCTGCAAGGCCATGGATGACATTTCTAGCTGTTAGTGTTTGCTTGAGCCTTGCTACTTCACTGCTGTAATCTTCAGTGGACACATTCAGTGTCACCAATCTTCTTGCAACTAAGCTTGCAAGGGTGTCCTCTGGTTGTAATCCGGGTAAGAGCTCTTCAACGTTCATCTTGTGCAAGCCCAGTCTTCCCAACTCCCTTCTCAGCTTTTCCGGAATGAGCTGGATCATAGGGTCTTCTATGACAGCATTCTCGTCTCTATTTAGGGAAGCCTTAACTGTGTGCTCGGTGCCTTCAGAGCCGAAAGACCTGTAGTGCCCTGCAATTAACACATTCAGTATTGATCTCACTCTAACAGCAAGTTCAAGGGGATTCGCTTTTAAGGCAGATTTTAGCCAGCTGCAGCTGTCAGCCAAGATAGAATCCTTTAGAACTGACTTTGGGTCGAGAGGGCCTTCCTTACTGTCCTGGTAAAGGAGTTCCAGCTCCTCATGGACCACTTCTGTGTTAACAGGAATAGAGTAGTCTTGAATGGTCTTGGCAAACAGCTCTTCAGTCTGGGTCAGGTTCCTTGACAGCTCAAACCTGAAGCTGGAACCACTGCTTTCAGAGGTACTAGACAAGCTAGCATCAGAAGAGGCATCACCAGTGTCTGAGCTGATGCTACTGTCACTGTCAACAACGGTTTTGCTTGAGACTGGTAGTCCATGATAATTCATTTTCAACATCCTTGCTGAACATGAAATGACTTCACTGTCCTCCAGTGCGACTGATGAGCCAATAAGGTTACTGAACTTTGGGACAAAAAGTCTGCCAAATGGTGACAAAGAGCCCAACGTTAACAGCCCATATTCTCTGATGAAGGGCTCTACATGGTTGAAAAACATCTGTTGTCTCAAGGTGGTAAAGGTTATATTTGTTAACATTGGGACACTATTATACATGGCTTGCTGAGAGGACACTTGACAGGCTTGACTCATACTCTGAGGGGAGGTGACGGAACTGTTGATGAGCCCAGTCAAGATGAACTTGATAACTGCCGGAGTCACTCTGTTGCCCATCATGAACTCACTGTAGAATTCAAGGAATGAATCTCCCACAAGGGTCTTTGCTGAATCCTTCATTTGGCAACAGCGAGCCACAGCTGCAGTAAGATTTTTAAACCTGCAACAGGCATCCCAGAATGTTTCATTGTAGGTCTTAAAGGTGTTTGCAGACAACACACCAGACAGCACCAGGCACTTTGCATAGTCATCTGAACTCCCGGCATGATCTAACTTTAGTGTCAGCTCTGGGAAGCACTCCAGGAAGAAATCTCTGGCCAGCTCCTCAAATGTGATGGCAAATGCAGATGTTAGCACGGATGAAGTTGCATGGTGTATACCTTGACCCATATGATTGTAACTGTTCATTGCCATCTCTCCTTTACTGAGATATGTCTTTACCAAGAACTGTATGATTTTGTTGTGCTCCCACAGGTCCAGGTTGCTCAGCAACAGCTGCCTGATCTCCCTTTCAGTCAATGCCTCGATGTCTGTGGTGTCGCTGACATGGTACCTTAGTGAGTTGAGTATCTTCTTGATGGAAGCTGAAGGTATTTCAACTTGTCGGCAAAGGTTCTTGATGAAGGTAAGTTTGTAAAACTGACACCAATCTGGAACATCCTTGAGCAGCTGCTGCATCATTCCACTGAAGAGGGAGCAACAGTGGATAGGACCCCACTTGGTGTTGTCACCTGAAATGCACATGACCCTATAGAAGTTGACAAGCCCTTTGAAGTTTTCAACCGGCTTGCCATGTGACATCTTCATGGTCTGGATGGCTTCTAGACCGACATTTAGAATATTCTCTTTAAGATGTGAGTTTGTTAGACCATCGTCATTTGTGGTACTCAGCAGGGTTCTGCTAAACATCTCTGTTGTGGCGTGTATTAACTTTGTCCCTGTCTCCTGAACCAGCAAGTCTCTACAACCTCCTAGTTGAGCTTTTGGTGCGAGAACTGCAAAGAACCGATGCTCGGTGTTCAGTGCACAGGTGAATGCCAGCTGCTGTAGGATTGCCATGCCTGTCTCTCCTACCATTTTGATCACCTCATAAACTACTTTGCTCCTAACACTTCTCGGAAGCCTCTCCCCTGTCTGTCTTCCAGTCAGCTTCTTTGTCACCTCAAAGTTTGAGTTTGCAATTAGATGTATCGTCCAAAGAAACTCATGCCTGCCTCCTTTCAAGCCCATTCTGGAAAGCATGCCTTTTAGTTGTTGTAAAATCTGCTCTTCACCTTGTACTGCTTTCTCGCCTTCACCCATGTTCAAAGACTCAGACAAAGGTAAACCATTTACTGTGAATGCAGTGATCAGATACTCAACAAATTTCCTTACCTGCGCTACATCAGGCCTGTTGACATCGATTTCCAAAAGTGTGCTTAGTTTGGACAGTCTAAACACCATGTTGGAGACAGTCATCTCCAAAAGCTGACAGTCCGGCTCCAGATCAGGGCTTTCTAGATTTGCTAGGCCAGGGTTTCTTATAAAAAATGCTTCTAAGGACTTGTAGTGCACACACCAGGGAGCAGTAAGGGTTAAGAAGAAGATCAGGTTCATGCACTCCATGATCTCATGGCTAAACTGTTCCATGAATCTCCTTTCTTTCATTCGAATGTTGATCTCTTCTTTGGTAAAGCTGACAGCAGGACTCTCCATTTTTGAGCGACATAGTACATCGTACTGCTCAAAAATTGCTGTTAGTGTTGGAAGTGCTGCAAGCAATGATGTTAATCCAGTCTTGATGATGGAGTCGCCATCTTTGACCTTTAGAGCAGTCTTCATCCAAGCAGTGAGGATGGTGTCAACGTTGAGTCTGTCCGCACCTGATTCAGACATTACCAACCTCTTAAGCTTCATGAGTTCTGTCAACTCTTCTTTTTCATATATTGACTCATCAGGTAGGTCTGAGACATCCCTGTTGGGAATCATAAACTTCAGTTCCTTTTTTATATCTCTTTTTACATGTGCTGCAAGGGTTTTGAGCCAGCAGTATATGTAATTCCCATCGTCTGTCAGAAGAACCTCTGTGACTTGTTTTTTTACAAGCTCTTTCCAGTGATAGAAAGATAACTTGTGAGGCTCTAAAAGCCCCTTAGTTATCATGTCCTTCTGCCTGTCTGTTAGTCCTTCAACGGTGTTAAGCAGGTCTTGACAATACGTCTTACCCATCTTTTCATCAGTACTAATGACACCAAGTTTTTTGAGTTTGCCTCTCAGAAGTTTGACTATTTTTTTGTTCTCTGTTCCTAGCAGGATCTTGAAGGCATCCTTAAGGAGCATGTGTGTCTTAGGAACAGAAACAATGCTAGTGGTTTCTGTCACTTCTGATACACTGACCCAGTTTTTCACATTTTTTCTTGACTTTTCAACTGCATCAGGTGGAAACTTCACCCTGGCTGCTTCAGTTACTGCTTGGATAAGCTCGAATGAACCCATGGTGTGGCTTGGGTTGAGCTTGATTATTGTCAGACAGTCCTTTAGCAGGCTGTCAAGGTTAGGCCTATAGATGGTGTTTGTGCCTGGATCAGTGATGGCTTGCCTGTAATCCCTGAGCGGGTCTCTTTCAACCTTGAAACCTGACTCCAGTTCAAAGGGTTTGATGTTGAGGCAGTATCTTCCATAAATTGACTTGATTCTTTTGTTGCTAGATCCTACTGACCTCCGTGTGATGGTGCTGCTTGTCGAGCCAGTGTCTGTGATGTCATCCGATGTAAAGTCACATGTAAGTAACCTTTCACCTTCCAAGGTTCTTACCCGAGAAGCATTTGGAATTCCCATTAGCAGTCTACTTTCTCTTCTATGATGTCCTTTGCTTCCCTCAAGAGCTCTGGCTAGATCGAGCTCCCACAGCATGTGTCTCTCAGCTGTTTCTTCAAGTACATCAATGCAACCTTCGTCGAAGTTATCCATTTCCTTGTTGTAAATATGGACATTGTAGATGTCAAAGATAAGTTGTCTGTCACTGTTCACCCAAGCACCGTAGATAGAAAAAGAGGGAATTTTGCTCCTAGGACAGAGATCGGACACATTCCACTGTTCAATGTTTGTCTCAACTTCTCTCACAGAACAGTAGATAGTTGTTTGTAGGTACAGTCTAATCACATTGTCCTCAACTGTTCTGCAGCTACTATGGAACTTCTTCCCTAACTCTGTAGGTGAAGAAAGCCTGCTCAAGCCATTCAACATACCAAACCTCAGCATCTGAAGCTGCTTGTTCTGTTGCTGAGAATTTCTAAGTAAGGAATCACAACTGAGAAAGAAGTAATTCATTACAAGCCCAGAGAAGACTCTAACAAAGTGATCATGTGTGTTCTTTGTTAGAAAGTTGCCAGTCATCTCGCACTGCTTGCTTCTGATGTTGTGTGCTTTCTCGAAGTCGCCCAACAGAGCACACGTGAGCTCGTCAAACACTGCTTCAGCCATGCTCTGGATGCAGGATTCAACTTGCTTCTTTAGTTCTGCCTTGCTTGAAAGAATAGCATCCAGGCAGCGGTACTGCTGGAGGCACTGGATGAACACAACTACAAGAATGTAACTGTAAGATGCCCCTAGGATGGCCTGCCTCCTGTTCATCATAAATGGCCCTTTCATCAGCGACATGTTGCTGTTGTACAAACAGCATGTCATGTTCTCTTTTTTGTTTGAGGGCAACTTAATTCCCAGATTTAGATTTGTGTGCTTGATCTTGACTAACTTTATGCCACTCCTAGTGAACTCTGTGCAACATCTGAGGAAGGTCTCACAGATTTTGCTATACAGGACCAGCTCCTGATACCACCCAAATTGTAGCATGAAATCAATCAGCGTCAGCAACATTCTAGGACAAGACTCATACGGTGAGCTCTGAAGCCTTAACATCAGCTCTGCAGAGACTTCTTTGAACAGCACACAGTCGAGTTGAAACACCTTACTATCTGATAAGCACCTGTCCAACTTACTGCTAATGTACTCTCCCAGTTCATCTTTGCTGATGAGGACTACCTTGTCATTGTTAACTTTGAAGCTCTTCTTGGCTTTCTGACTTTCTTTAAGCCTAGTAATGATCTGTCCATCTTCGGTGGGAACACCTAGATCTTGAATTAGGCATTTCATCCATTTGGCTGGAACTTGACACTTAGAGTTAGCTTGGTTGCTTGCTTGTTCCAAACCATGCTTGATCGTTCTTCTTACATAATCTGAATAAGTCTTCAGCTTGTCTTCTGATAGTTCCTTTTTAAGCTTTTCATGCCACTCTTCTAGACTCTCTCTAGACCTTTTCTGGCCGAAATGCCCTTTTGAGACTAGTTGGCCTGTTGGTAGCTTGATGCACTCAATTTCAGATTTCTCCATACAGAATCTGATCAGAGACTCCACATTTCTTTTTACTCTTCGTTCCTTTTCCGTCTTGCCTGGAAGGGTCAGCCTCACTAACCTATCTAGGAGACTTATGTTCTCACTACTGTTCTCAAAAGACTTCACGGTGGAGTGTTCCACATCACTCATATTAGTTAGCCTCCTTCTCATGGTTGGCTGTGGAAAGTTCTTTGAGCCCTGAGGATGACAACAAGGCCTGTGGTTCACAGGTTGCAATTGGTAACACAGCAGTGATAACCTGTCTTCAAATGAACTAACACTCTCAAGGGATGTCTTTATCTGGTCAACACAGTCAACACACCTTGAGCAAGGGAGATCTTCTTTTAACCAGGCTGCAAGCATCTCTTGCGATGTGATTAAGTCCCTGTTCACAGTGTGTCGGAATTTTGTCCTTTCAAAGGCATCAATGATCTTGTTCTTCTCTCTTTTGAGCAAGTCAATACAGGCCTCTGCTGACTGCTGTTCCATAACCACTCCGTCTACCAGGCCAAGCTTCAGGCTTGCTGCCAAGTCATCAGAGATTTGGACTCCTGTTGGCCTTCTAAGTATGTGTTCCTTTTGTTTCTCCCAGGTCTCTCGAACCTCCTTTATAGAGATAGGAGTCTTGACAACAGAACCTGCCTTAAGCATGCTTCTGAGCTTTTGTGTGCTGATAGATCCAACCACAATGTCAGTCACCTCTGCTGGAGAATTCTTTTGAAACTCAGAGAAGAGATAGCTGATTGACGACTTCAGTAGTAGGACTTTGTTCTCAGGGATCCACCAGTTGCGTGCAGGTGTTGGTGATGCATCGGCACAGGTGATCACTGTGCACCGGATGCCTAGGATGCGGAGAAGGCCAAGCACATCCTTCCATTTCTTCATGTCGGTTGACATTTTCCCTTCAACATCTGTCTGGTAACCCACTTCCACCAACAGTAGCTCATTGATGAGTAGATTCTCTTCGGGCCCAAGTGGAACCTCGTTGGAGCTGCAGAAGAAGTTCCTCCCAGACTCAGCTTTCTGTTTCTCAAAGACCTCTACTGCACCTGCCACTGAGTGTATCTCCTGTATCTCAACTTCAGGCAGTGGGAACATCTGCTTCCCTTTTCCAACTGCCTCCATGCCAGGTTTGGCCTGTTCTCCTGTCTGTGGTGCAATGTTCAAATCTGTGGGCTTCATCTCTGTGCCTCTCAGGAAGGTCTTCTGAGTTAAAGAGAAATCAGGCACTAGGTCTCTGAATTCAGGGTGCAGCTGGGTCCTCTCCAAGAACATCTCAAACTTGTCGGGGTACAAGGACTGCACCAACATGGTTAAGCTTGGTTTAACATCTTCTGGGATGTACCTCCATCCTCTAGACTTGGCAAACAAGCCTTCATATGCAACACCTTTGAGTCTGAGTGCACTCTTCCAAGCAGATGCATGTGAATCTGCATTGCGGGCATCCTCCAAAAGTGTCTCACACTCCTGTGCGCATTCCTCAGGCAGCTCATCAAAGAGTTTCTTGAAATTAGGACTAAGGTTCTCACAGATGATTGCAATCGGGAGGATGGCCTGTGTTCCCTGTATGGCATGCAAACTCCTAATTTCAATCAGCAATTGGTTGATGTCTTCGGTGCTTAGTTTCAAGCTTTCCTTTGACATGTATATGTTGTGTGCATATGCCAAAACGTTGCCTATCGTGGCACCAGAGTAAGCTTTCCCTCCTGTGGAAATGAACTTTGTGATCTCCTTTTTCTTAAAGTACTCTTGTATTGCAAACTGCATTGCAGCCTCTCTGCTTCTGACTGCCCTCTTTGGCAGGTCAGTGATAGCACCTTGGACAGGCTCTAAGCTCTTAAGAAGATCATGAAGCTGCTCTTTATCAGCCTTCTGTATCTTTTCTAGAGCCATCCTCAGTTGATTAAGGCTCTCTATCTCCATGTGGCCAAAGTCCTCAGTCTTGTTATCCAGTTTTGCAAGATTGTCTACTACCTGGAGATACTCCTTTACTCCTAGGTCAGACAAGTCAACACTGCACAGGACTAGCATGCTGCAGCCACCAAGAGAGTTGAATTTCTTGCTCAGGCCGTTCATCACTTTTCCGTACAGCTGGTTGCACACGTAGGCAACTGTTTTCTTTGGATGTTCATACAAATCTTTTTGACTGACTTTTTTAAGAGATGCTGCAACCTTCTTTCCTGACAGGTTCAGACCATAAAGGCAGTTAGTGATGAACTTTTTTTTGTTCCTGTTGTTTGACCCATAAAGGTAGGTGGACAGTAGCAGAGCAACTGCAACTGTGCAGATGTCCAAGGTCAACTCGTCATGGATGATTGCTGCATACCGTTCCAGGCCAAGCCCTGGAAAAGCAGTCCGAAGCAATCCTGGCAAGTCCAGAAAGCTGATCAGCTCCTTTGTCAATGCAAGATGTGAAGATGAGTACTCCTTCTTTATTTCTTTATCAAATGTGAGTATCTTGTGACCAAGGGTTCTCAAAGTCAGTGCCTCAGATTCCTCTGCAGGACTTGTCATTGGCTTCAATAGCAACATGCGGTTGTTAAGCTTTGCAACAATCTTGCAGCTGAAGAAGGTGTCCAAAACTCTCCCAACCCTTACAGGGATATTCTCTGACTTTGGAATTAGTTTCCTAACTCTCTGGTAGTAGTCTGAGTCGACCCTCTTGCCTAGAAGTTCTGACCTTCCATCAAGAGGGTCGGAAGGAAGCCCACCTTCATTGATAAGCTGATCCACTGACCAGTCCTCGTCTTCAGGATTAGCAGTATATCTGGAAAAGAGCTCAACTTTCTCATCCAGCGTAAGAAACGGTACCTTGGCTGGTGTGCACTGGGACTCAAATTTTGGCTTTAAAAAGTCAAAGTGATTTTTCCTGTGAAGGATGTTGATGGCGTTTGCGACTCCATCTTGACCGTATCTCATGACATGGTCACAATGCTTGTTAGCATCCTCATGCCATACATACACTGTCAGCTTAGTCTTCTGTGCAAAAAAGTTCACTTCTAGTGTTGAGCCCCACTCGTTTGGTTTCGATATTCTAATCAGATAATCAGACAACTCTTCTCCAGAGACTTGGGCCTCAGCTGTGCATTTCCAGAAAAGCCCCGCAGATTCTTTGACAATCTCTTTAACGGTTTTGTATGAATCAGGCTGTTGATTTTCAACAATGCCGCACGCAAGTGCATGGTATAAGCAGTTGCCATCCATAGGTTGGTTAATGATTTCAAACGCATCTTCAACTTCCAAGTCAACTCGGCTGAGCTGATAGCCAGCAATGGATGGATGCCAGTCAAACAGGCCATCTAGATTCATGTGTACTCTGTCAGAGTTGAAATTGGGGTTTACGGGGGATAGATATCTTTGAGA